ACCGGAGGTTCGGGTGCAGGAGGTAACCACTTAAGGTTGGACCGTGAGGATTAGCCCGCAAGGGTCTTCCAAAGCGCTACAGCCTGCTGGAGTCTTCTTAGACTACCGGCAAAGTGGGGCTCTCAACATAGCGGGGATCCCTCAACCTCAAGAACTTCGTCCTCTTTTCGCGGCCCCTCACGGGTAACCGCGATTAGGCGGATGACTTTCCTTTGGAAGAGACCCCCCCGTGTTTACCTTTTCGGCGGCGATCACCGCGGGTCGGTACAACATGATGGTTGTTAATCAGATCAACAAGCGATTCCTCGCTTATCGGTCCTTTGGCAACGTCACGAATGTACTCGATCCCACGGCACATCGCAGCCAAGTGGTTTAACACGGTTGCTTTGTTGGAAGCCACTACCTTGCTTTGCCTTGTAGAGATAGCTGCGTAAGGGTCAAGAACGAGACGAACCTCAATGGCAAGCCATCGAGCGGGCGCCTCACTGTCCCTAACCAAACGCACCTTCTCATACTCCTCTTGCAAGTCCCGGATATGACTCCGGAGCACTGCAAAGGGAGGCAAGGCAAGCAGTATTGATTGGCCATCCAACCCCTCTGGAAACAAGCTCAGGTACTTTTTCGCTTCTACTTGGAAGTCGAAGAGTCGCTGGACTTGCTTCTTGATCGCAGATTCTAGCACTCTTGCTTTGCTCTCCACGAGTAGGACCCCGAGGGTATTAACCCTGAGGGTCCGGCTCCAGGAGAAGCAACCAAGAATGCCACTTATCAGGATTTCGCCCAGTTTGACCCGTTTGAAAGCCTGGAAGCTCCTACTATCCTCTCGCGAGGGTAGCAGGTAGAATCTCCACGTCTTCTCAGCGAGCCGGCTTGCGGCCGAAACGCCTAGAATAGTGAAGAACTCTGCGAACAAGGCCCGGGAAGCCAAGTGAAGAGATCGGGATAACCAGCGAACCTCGAGTTCCCTAAACCAGACTGCCATGCCGTAGAAAGAAACGTAAGAGATGGCCTTCGTTAGAAGACCTCCCTCCACATCCTTTCGAAAGCGTACAGCCTCGAATAGAGAACCCATAGGAGCGCCGGTTACTTCCGTTCCCTTGTGAATCCATCTCTTAGCGAATTCGTATGTGTCTTGCGACTCATGCGTCTTCGGTTCAGAAACATCAACACCAATCTCCAAAAGGATTGCCCGGTACTCTTTAACCACAGCACTGTCTGTCAAGACAATGTCGTCGCCAAGGAGTGCGTAGCGACTCCAAGTGATGGGTTTCCCCGCACGAAGAGCAGCTACACGGACAATTACATGGTGAGCAATTGCAAACATCGACCAAGAGCTATAAGCTCCCATTGGTTGCCCTATGGCGTATCTTACGACACGTCCAATAGGTCCCCATGAGAGAGAATAGTCTCGATCGAGTAACAATGCGCGCCATGCGGCCGCAAATTCAGAGGAAATGAGGAGACCAAGGATCAGCTCCTGTATTTCTACAGGAAACCGATCAGTGGCCGCACTTAAATCCAATGAATAATACGGTCCCTTCCGGGGAAGGTGGGTCCGGAAGCTACCTTGATCAAAGGTACAGTCTCCCGGAATGCTCCGCAACAGAGCCATCAGGCTCTTATGCAGAGGATAAAGGACAGACTGTGTCCAATAATCAAGTATAGCCACGATTCGACACTTAGCCTCTTTATCTTTGATTAGAGACAGTTTACCTTGTCGACCTTTGGGAAGGAGCTTTCGCTCCTTACCTTTGATCTTCAAAGTAAGTGCATCTAACCAGGATATCGGGCTCAGATAGGATCGGATGGTTTGAATCAATTGAACGACATCACCACCCCCTAAGATCTGCAGGTAACTAATCTGCATATCCGTAAGGAGGTGAGCGTCCTCTATTGATCCTACCAGGGCTTGCGCATTGGGTCCAGCTTTGGTCGAGATGTGGCATTCAGTCCATTCGGGCTGAGGAACTCTCCAACCTAGAAACCTCACGACGCGGAGAAGGTCGTCTCGCAAACGCGATGACAATTGACCTTTCCCCGGGTCCGTGATAGTTGATAGGTCAGGAAGTTTAGTGCCAGGTAGGATGCGAGACACTCCTAGGAGCGTCAAAGCAAACCTGATCTTAGCACTACCACCTTCTCGGAAGTATTTGACCAGAGGAACCCCTTTTGGGAGTCCATCTGATTCAAGTACGACCCCAAAGCCTGGAGACTCCACGAGCGGCGATCCACACAGGAAACGAGTGCAACACAATCGAAGGGTTTTCACCCACCCGATCGTGTCCACCGTTCCGCGTGTTTCACACCGCTTTAGGACGACTCCTACCCAGTGACGGACTAAACCCTCGTCATACTCCAACTTAAGGAATACCTTATTCAGAAACCGTAAGGTTATCTGAAACAGGGTTAACTTGAGTTTTAGCATGAGAGAATTTTGATGCTCACTCTGGACTTGAGGTGAATCCCAAGGACCAGCCTAGAGCTCGGGGGACCGCCTCCAGCCTTTCGGCGGGAGCGTTCCTCTCAGTGACGGTTGGCTTCACTTGAGTACTGACTCCCTCACGGG